GTTACGTATACTCTTTGCAACGAAGTTTACCTTTGCCCATTCACTAGGGCTATTCTCATCCATACCACGGAAGGCATTACGAATTGTATCTATAACTACAATGTTAGGTTTAACTTTATCCAACCACTCACCTAAAAGACGAAAGTCTTTCTCTTCCATTAGGTTCATTTCACCACCATCTTCTGGAGTTATTAATGTAGGAGACCACAAACCAAAGTGTTCGTTAGTATCTCCAAAGGTTTTATTAAAGTTTTGCATTCTTCTTAAGGCAGTTCTCCTAGGATTATCGTAATCCATATAGAATACCTTACAGGGTTTACCCATTTCGTAAGGTCCGAAACTCTCATTACCTGCACATAAAGAAGTTAATAATGCAGATAGTAGGTAGGACTTACCGTGTCCATTAAAACCTACTACCTGCGTAATAGTTGCTTCTGGTATTAGTGGGTCGCACCAATAAGGCTCGTCTTGTATGGAATCAAGTATCCTTTCCACAGCATTGATGTAGATAGGGATAAGCCTAGAAGGTTCTATTACTTCTTTGTCTTGGTCTGTGCTACTAACTAAAGGGAGCTTTGCACGTTTATTAATTCGCTCTCCGTCTTTGTAATCCTCTGGATAGTTTCTCATATCCATATCCAAAGCAGATTGCATCTTAACTCTTAACCATCTCTCAGTTTCTTCTTTCGAGTGGCGACCATAGTCAAAGAATTTGTCGTGATAATTTAAAACAGATTGATAAAGGTCATCTTTTACCAAACCTCTACGTACCATCTGACCACAATAACGTACCATCCATCCGTCTGAACCGTCACCATCAGATAATTTCCGTCCTAAATGTTTAACTCTTAGTTCTGTTTGTTCACATATTGTTAAGGTATCCTCTATGTTTGCTACCTTAACCTCTGATAAATTCATAGTATCAAAAGAAAAGTTTTTTTCTATCTCTGGTTCTACTGTATCTGTTGGCTTTCCTTTCCAAGGGAAATCACTTAAGTCATCCCAATCAAAAGTTTCAGCTAACTGCCACGTGTATTGATGAGTAGCCTTACCATCTTTTAATTTAATACTAGGAGGCATAACAACATAGCCTCCATCTCCTCGTAAATCTAATCCTTGTACGTCTACCCAATCTCTTGCTATGCCACCTACTTTGTTAGCAAATCTTTTACCGTGTTGTGGGTGTGAAAAGTAATAGTGTTTACCTCTTACTGTTGTGACAGTAAAAGGAGACTGTAAATTTTTCTTCTTAGCATATTGTACTGCCTCATCGTTATCACAGTCTAAAACTATTACACCTGATACTGAACCTGTAATCAAAGCTAGATTAAAAAGTTCTACTCTACCACCACCAGATGTTGGTGCTCCTTTATCAAACCATTCATCTACCTCTTCTTGTGTAGTTGCTCTAGTTTGATATTGTTTCCACTCTGCTAATGGTTTCTTTCCTGTCATAGAAAGAGGGATGATTGACCATCCTCTATCTATACATTGACAAGCCTCTTGATATAAGAGGTTTTTAAGTTCTTCCTTTTTTGTTGTCATCGTTATTGTTATCCTTAAAGTAATTATCTAGGTTGATTGAAGGGTCAGCTTGTTTTAGTTGTTCAAAATGCCAAGTAGTCATATACCTAGTTTGCATCATACGGTATGGTGCAGTTCTAGATTTACCTAACACTTCAGCAACCTTACGCACACCACCAAAATCTTCTATTAATTTTTTTGCGTTAAATTGCACTTAAGCCTCCTATTATGTGTGTTAAAATTAGAGTATAGTATTGTCACATATACGGTAATAAAGATAGTAGTATTATATATAATACAAAGTTTTATCGCTTGTGAGACACTTACCTCTTGTATTATAAATGAAACAGGTCTATATTGAAAGCACGATTAACTTAAATAGGACGGTAAATATGAGCGATTGGGATAAATTCGAACAACAAGCTAAACACAAACCTCTTACAGAAATGATAGAAGGATTACTTGATGCTCGAAGAAAACAAGACGAGGCTAACAAACTCGTTGAACAATTCGAGGCTAAATTAGTAGCCGAGTTTCCAGAGGAATTTGGAGAACAATCAAAAGCCATTGGTGATAATATCGTAACTGTCAATAGACAGGAAAGATACCATTGGGACCAAGAAAAGTTAGAGGAGATTTTTAGTAAGCATCCTCTTCCAACTCACGTTAAACGCAGACTAACTGTTGAGAAACGTACCTATCAAAAACTAACCAAAGCAGAACAAGGCACGGTCGAACCTGCGTTGACAATCAAGCCAGGTCCTGTATCTGTTAAAATCACAAGGAGTAGCTAATGTTCAAACCTATGAACACTTCCGATGATGAGACTGCTAAAAGAAAGGTTTTGTTATACGGACATCACGGTTGGGGTAAAACAACCCAACTAAAGTATTTCCAACAGGAATATGGAAAAGGATTTATCTTATCTGGTGAGAGTGGATTAAGTTCCATTCGACAAGCGAAGATAGATTACCTACCATTCACGAGTTGGGATGGAGAAGTCAACCAAGACAAGGGAGTTTATTCCTTTAAGTCTATCTTTAAGTTTATAAAGTCAGAGGACTTTAAGAAACAAGGATACAAATGGATTGGCATAGATAGTTTAACTGAGTTATCAGACCTATCTTATAAACACGCAGAGCAGGAGGCAACAGAAATTGCCGAGAAGCTAGGCAAAAAAAACCCAGACGGATTTGCTATATGGGGTAATCACGCACAACAATTACTAGGAGCCTGTAAGGCAATTAGAGATTTGGATATGCACGTGATTGTCACAGCATTAGCGAAGGAGAGTACAGACGATAACGGTAATACAGATTACTGGGCGATGGTCGCTGGGAAAGCAACAACACAACAACTACCTGGTATTTTTGATTGCGTTTTTTGTGGAGTTAGAGTTTCACAAGAAGTGGATGGCAGACAGCAGGTACTTCGTTACACTATTACAGATGAAGTCAGAGGATGGCACGGAAAAGTTCGTGACGAATACCGAAGGCTTAAACCTGTAGAAAAAACAGGTAATGTTGTTGAGTTACTAAAACGTCTCGATATGACCGAGGACGAATATACTAAACTTAAATCTAAAAAAGGAGAAAAATAATGTCGTTCAGTTTTAATGACCTAAATTTATCTGGTGTAGAAGTTTCTACGTCAGCACCAATACTAGAACCTGGTAGATATGTTGTCGAAGTTAAAGAGGCAGGATTAAAACCAACTAGAAATGGTGGTACTGCTGTAGAACTTAGTATGACAGACACTAAAGGGAAAGGTTCCCTTCGTGCTTGGATAAACGTACACGTACCTAGTAGTAAGGTTGCTACAAGGATTGGTAGAGAACAATTAAAGGCTCTACTAATACACGGTGGACATCCTAATCCTAATAACCCAAGTGACATTGGTTCTATTAAAGGGTTAAAGGTGGGAGCATCTGTTGGACAAGATAAGTATAAAACAGATACTGGCGAAGAAAGAATTGGCAGTAGGCTAAAAGGTTTCTTTGACCCATCAGATATAGACCCCTCAATAGAGAAGAGGGCGAATGGTAAGGTAGAGAACTCTACTGCTTCCGACAAGTCAGACGACTTAGAAGAAACAATCCCATTCTAAACAATTTGTTCATCCCCTAGGAGACTAGGGGGTGGACTATCATTTCAATAACAGTTAGGTATATCAATGGATTTGGCACAATTAATAAACGAAGCCTATGAAAAAGAAGAGGATAAGAACCCTCAAAAGCCAAGGCAATATATAGGAGCCTCTATCGTAGGTAATCCTTGTGACGCATACCTTTCATTTGTCCTACGTGGTTTCCCAGATACAAAAATCGGATACAGATTACGAAGAATTTTTCGTGACGGACATAGGATAGAAGAAGATGTTATCAGAGACCTTAAGAAAACAGATGTCAAAGTTATGGAGAACGACCCATATACAAAGAAACAATGGGCTTACTCTTCATACGGAGGACATTGTGTTGGTCACGCAGACGGAATTATAGAAAACAAATCAGACGAAGGGTCAATACTCCTAGAGATTAAGAGTATGAATGACAATAAGTTTAAGGAGTTTTCTACAAAAGGAGTTAAGTACAGCCATAGAAACTATTATAGCCAAGTCCAATTTATGATGGGTATGTCTAAAATGGTTGAGTGTCTGTTCATAGCATATAATAAAAACACCTCAGAGTACCACTCCGAATTAGTCAAGTACGATGAGTTCCATTACTACGGATTACTAGCTAGAATTGAGTTAGTATTAAATGGTGATGCGAGAAAAATAAGCAACGTCCCTAGTGATTGGAGATGTAGAGGATGCTTTAAGAGAGAAATATGTTGGGAAGAAAGAGAACCAGAACAGACAATGAAAACTTGCACGAACAACAAACCGACCAAGGATGGGAAGTGGGAATGCCCGAAGGGTTGTCAAGAGGAGTGTCTGGAATGGAAACAATATCGTCCAATGCCAAAGAATTAAACTATCTAGCTAGTCCATACTCTTTAAATGGAACTGCTGATAGAGGCATATTAAGGACAAGGTATGAGCAGAACGCAAGGTGTTCGCTTAAACTAACTATGCAAGGTCTTAATGTTTATAGCCCTGTGGTTTATCATCACGCAATACAAGAGGTTTGTGGCTATGTAGATAGACCAACTAACTTCTGGTTAGAGCTAGACTTTGGTATACTAAAACTAGCATCTGGTATGTTTGTTTTACAGCTAGACGAATGGCAAAGAAGTATTGGAGTTAAAAGAGAAATTGAATTTGCTAGAGAGAATGATATACCTGTAACATTTATCCATCCAGACGCATACATTTTAACAGGGAAGGACGATGGCAAAACAAATTAAGGTCGACATAATAAAACTAGAACACGAGATTGCTAGTGTTAGAGACCGAATACGTGATATCGAATGGCGAATAGAGAATGGCGAGAACGTAGTACGTGATGCTAGGACTAAAGCTATTGACAAACTAAGACACTTAAACAATGAACTATTAAAATTAAAGGTAGAACTATGCCAAACCTCATCGGTATCTCTGGGCTAATAGGAAGTGGAAAAACTCTATTAGCAGATACATTATGTGCTGAACATAATTACCAGAAAGTAAAGATGGCATCTCCAATTAAAGAGATGTTGTTATCAGTTGGATTAACTCAAGAAGATATAGAAGGTGAGACCAAGGAGATACCTAACAAGTTATTGTGTGGTAAATCTCCTAGGTTTGCTATGCAAACATTAGGTACTGAATGGGGAAGAAACCAAATTGGTAGTGATGTATGGGTTAATCTTTGGGGAGCCAAGGTAGAAACATTAATGTCAATGAACTCTAATGTAGTTTGTGATGACATAAGATTTCCAAACGAAGTAGAAAAGATACAACAAATGGGTGGAATTGTGGTTCGTCTGAGCCGAGGCGTGGTCCAGCAGCAAACACATTCTACTGAAAATCAGCAATTAAACTACAACATCTTGTTAGATAATAATGGAGACATACAAGATGTAGTGTCTACCTTATTTAAAATGTTATGATAAAAGTATTACAAGGTAATTGTTTGCAGGTCCTTGACACATTACCAGACGAACACTTCCATACAGTTGTTACATCACCTCCATACTATGGACTACGTGATTACAACACAGGAACTTGGGTAGGTGGAGACCCTAAATGTCCACATAAAAGATTATCAAAGATAAGTAAAGATACTGCGACTGGTCATATGGGTATGTATGAAAAGGGAGATGTAGTAGGAGATGCTATCTATAAGAAGAACTGTCCTTTGTGTGGTGCTATACGTAAGGACGAACAGATTGGATTAGAAGAAAGTCCACATCAATTTGTAGAGAACCTAGTAAAAGTATTCAGTAAAATTAAGAGGGTATTAAGAGATGACGGAACAGCTTGGCTTAATTTGGGCGACACTTATTCGTCCTATAAGGATAGTAAAAGTGTATCACAAACTGTGGCGAAGGGAACACAATCGGAACAAGCACACGTAATGCCAACGAATGCTAGTAGAAATACTGCACTAATGAAGAAGGCAGGATTTAAAAACAAAGAACTAATGGGTATACCTTGGAGGGTTGCCTTGGCTTTACAAGATGATGGGTGGTATTTGAGACAAGATATTATCTGGCACAAACCTAACCCTATGCCAGAGAGTGTGCAAGATAGGTGTACTAAATCACACGAGTACATATTTTTATTAACAAAGAATGAACGATACTTTTATGATGCGTTCAGTATATATGAGGATGCAGAGTATAAAGGTAAGGCAAGAGGTGGCTCTACTAAAAGATATGAACAGAATAAATTTGGTGGAGATAATAAAGAATACGATAAGAGAAACAAAAGAAGTGTATGGACTGTTAATACTGCACCATTTAAAGCGGCTCACTTCGCAGTATTTCCACCAGATTTAATAGAGCCTTGTATAAAGGCAGGTTGCCCAGAACAATGTTGTGCAAAATGTGGCAAACCATACAAAAGAAAGCTAGAAAAGACTAGAGTAGCTAGACACGAACTTCCTAAAGATGACATACGCTATAGACCTAAGAGTTATAATGGTGCTTATGAAGAGATAAACGGCAAAGGAGATGCAGGATATTCTCAGACGAAGGACTTGGGGTTAACAAAGGGATGTGATTGTGATACAAAGGAAGTAGTAAATGGTCGAGTGCTAGACCCATTTGGGGGTGCAGGAACTACTGCTCTAGTATCTGACCGTAATAATAGAGACGCAACTGTGATTGAATTAAATAAAGACTATGTTAAAATAGCAGAGGAAAGACTTTATAAGGATGCACCGTTGTTTAACACATTGGAGAAATAAATGTTATCATTACTAGGTTCAGTTTTAGGTTTCGGTACCTCCTTCCTTCCCAAAGTATTAAGTTTTTTCGAAGAGAAAAGAGACCAAGCTCACGAGCTAAGACTGATGGATAAACAACTTGAGCATAAAGTCAAGTTGGGTGAGCAGAAGCTACAGTTTATGAATGTCGAAGCAGACATTAGAGAGACTGAAGCATTACAAAAAAACCAAGCTCAAATGACGATGAAGTCTAGTACGTGGGTAGTCAACTTGTCAGCAAGTGTGAGACCTATTATGACGTACTTATTGTTTATTGAGTTTATGTTATTAACCTTTATGTTGGCTTTCGGTTGGGTCAATCTAGAGATGTATAATCGTATTTGGTCAAACGAAATACAAGCAGTATGGGCAGCAGTTGTTTCATTCTGGTTTGGTCAAAGAAGTTTTAATAGGAAGTAATATGAAAATATTTGGTAAGACTATCGCTGATTGGAAAACTTGGGTATCTACACAATCTCTGTATTACAGAGAAGGTATCATAGGTTTTGCTATTGGTTTTGTTGTTGGAATGATTTTGTTCTAATGGTTATAAACCAAGAAGGATTAGATATCATAAAATCTTTTGAAGGTTATTCCTCGTCTGTATACCTATGTCCAGCTAATCGCTGGACTATAGGTTACGGAAGTACTTGGGATATGAATGGTAAATCTATTACTAAAGACCAACCTCCTATCACAGAAGAAGAAGGTGAGAACCTATTAAGACGAGAGTTAACTCATTGTTATCACGCAATAGGAAAGTTAGTTACTGCTGAGATAGATGAGAATATGTTCTCTGCTCTATGTTCTTTTATATTTAATGTGGGTAGTGGGAACTTCCAAAGTTCTACTATGCGTATGAAATTAAATCGTGGTGAATATCTTGGAGCCTCTGATGAATTTCCTAAATGGCGAAAAGCAGGAGGACGCATACTAAAAGGATTAGTACGTAGGAGAGGTGTGGAGAGAGAGCTTTTTCGCACGAGCCTCTAATCATTTCCATCGCTCTAACAAAAGCCATCATTAAAAAGTTTTCCTAAATTTCCAGTTAAAGTGTTTGCTATTAGTTTCTGGGTTGTAATTAAAATCAAAACTATGACCACCTTTATCAAAGCCAACACCTAGATTATCTACTACTTTATCTCCGTATTCAATCTTAGGAGGTGCTCCATATTGTTGCCATTCTTGGGGGAACTTTACTCCACCATCATAAGCATATCCACTTGCAGACAACCTTAACATAGCCTCTTGTATTAATTTATCTATTGGGATTGATGCTTCTACTCCAGCATCCATACTAAAATCTTTCGTCTTAACTCCTGAAGGTTGCTGTTGGTATGATAGGTCTCCACCACCCTCTGCATAAATCTTTAAGTGTTTAGCTAACTGTTCGAAGTCCACTATTGACCTCCCTGTGCACCCATATATTGCATCACAGCTTGACCTATAATATCTTCTAGACTTCCTTGTGATTGTTCTTCTGGAACTCCTAACTGTGGAGCT